ATCTTGAAGTAAAATCTCGTCAGACAGGACATCGTGATTATTACAAGTACAAGAAATATCGTGGTATTATTGAAAGAAGTTATCCTGCGTTCAGGTATATCGAAGAAACATATCAACGATGTGGATCAGCATGTAAAGATAGTGAACCAACAAATACTGGTGATCATAGATATCATCCGGGTTCAAACTTACATAAGAGAATGATTTTAAGAGGTTTGTATCCAATGTCTGATGATAAAATATCTATGCACTATGCGGTTACAAATACAACACTTACAAAACCACATATTGACATAGTTTTACGTGATATATCATTAGTTGATTATGCTGGTGACGAATTTGATAACTTTTAAAGATAATAATGACTGGATCAGTAGCTCCCTCACTGTTGGGGTGTGTAAGATGTGGCAATCTTTCGTTAGGGACTGCTGATCCTTTCTACTAAAAGAAAGGACATAAATTATGGCAGGAGCATTTTTATCAATATTATTCATTTTATGGATAGCTAACGGCTTTTTCAACAGTGTTGAATGGTTACATACTAAGTCTCCAAGAGGCAGACGTGAAGAGAGAGAACGAGTGGCTGATCATGAAAAGAGAATGAAAATGACAGGTGAACTCAAAGCTCTCAAAAAACGGAGAGATGAACTTAACAAAGATTATGCTGAGTGGAAGAGTAAACCAGAGATTCTTTACATAAAAGGAGTTCGTAGAGAATTTATCAGAGAATCTTCTGAGAATATGGACAAGATACTTGCAAAGTATAACAAGAGAATCCATGAACTCGAAACAATACTACATCCTAAACCAGAATATTATCCAGAAGACCCAAGTTTCAGAGGTGCTCCTGATCGTGATATTCCCGGAATGTATTGGAATCAATAAAGAATTAACGATTCTGTTTATTTGTTTAGGTGAAAAAATGCCTGAGTTCCTGAGGGGGAGCTTGGGCATTTTCATATAGCTTAAACAATATCAAAATACTATTAAGTTTTACCTAAACTAAACAAATGAAAAATCCCTTTAAACAAAAGAAAAAAGAAATGGAGACAGAACCTAACAGATTCTCTGGTAGAATGGAGAGCAACAAATTCGCTGGTAAGCGTAAGTATCAAATCAGAATAGGTTTACCAGAGAAAACTCTGATCAAGCTCAAGGATTTACACGAAATGTTACAATGTGACCCTGACGAGCATGGGTATGTAGTTACAACCTTCAAAGAGATGCAGGAGCTTACTGAAATAGACTTGGTGCTGGTTAGCATCATGACTGGTAATGGTATGATCCTGAAGCGTCCTACAGGTGGTAGTCCCAAGTTTATGTATAAGTGGGATACTATTGAACCCAGTATAGATATGGCTGTAAAGCTGCTTGAAAAGAGAATTGATAACAATCAGAGTAATAAACCTGAAGGTATAATCTCTGAGTCTCAACCTGAATCCCTAATTCCTGAGAAAGAGGATGACTATGAACCGGGATTACGTATTCCTGAACTCTCTGGTGAGTTTGATCCAAGCATCATTGTGGACTCTAAAGTTGCAGGTGATGTAATGACAATGCACGTCAATCTCAAGAAACTTGGGATCAGTGAAACAGATGTGTTAAATGCTGTACTGGCAATAAGTAGCAATAAGTAGATTATAAACACTAAACAAAAAGCGAAAGTATGAAGAAATTTCAAAAAGTATTAAGTAGGAATGGTGACTCTGTAATGAAAGACAGAGCAGGTAATATCACCAAATTGGCTGAGATGGCACAAGTTGCTATGGTCAATGGTCTTGAGAAACGCAAGATCGAATTGGAAATGGAAAAGACCTCACTTCTGGACATGAGTCCTGATAATAGGTATTCTCTTAAACCCGGAGCAGACTTCAAAGCTGATAATTGGGTAAATGATTACCAGCATGTGAATGTAGAACTGATCAACATTGAGATTGAACTCAAGGTTGCTCAAGCTACCAATCTGGACCTGTTCAGTGATGGACCTGAAGAAACTGCTGACTAATGAGTACTCAGAAAAATACAGTATATCTCTCTAAGTCTAACCACTCTAACCCTGATCAAGTGATGAGGGTTAGAGATTGGTTAAATCAGAAGGGATTTACTGTAATTGAGCATAGAGGCGGTGAATATGATGAATCTTTATTACGGAAGGCACGAATGATGATAATGGTCGGCTGTAATAGGATTGAGAAAGGATTAACTGCTGTTGGGAAAGGTCAATACGGACAACTGAAATGCCGTGTTAATCATGGTTTGGTACAAAATTATTATGTCTCTGGTCAAATATATGGGAACATTGTTCTCAGGAAAGTATTAGTACATAAGATAGCAGACGTAGATAATTGGACTCATAATTATGGGACTCTCCGTGTTAAAATGGAAACTACCATAAGGATTTCACCAAGCCATGATCCTGAATCTGAGAAGAACCCTGATTCTGAACCTGTTGTAAAAGTTACTGATAGACATGCTGACCATATAGTTGATAGAATGGAAGGTGAGCTTGTGGAACAGCTTAAACAACGAATACATCTTGCTTGTATAACCCTCTTTAAATAACTAATCCTCAAGGGGGTTGGTTACTATACTACCAGCTCCTTTGTTTTTACTACACCTAAGCAAATCAGGAGATGCAGAATGAACCAGAACAAGAAAATTGCCATAGTTGTGCAGTATTATGGCGATCCGACGAAAATCGTAGATGACCACGATTCAGAACCTATTTACCTGACTCAGATAAACGAGAGAAGGTTCAAAGATATATTTGAAGCCATTCGGTTCTTACAAGAATGTAATAGTCCCATTACCGTAGTTGATGAGATATTACCTCTTCCAAAAAGACCTAAAGGCTTCAAATTTATTTTACCCGAAAGAAACATCAAGATTAAACATCAAGCAGATAATGCACTTGACTCTAAATTTGATTTTGATGCAATGGATTGGGGATAGAATTTAGATTGTGGTTCCAATCTGCACAGGGGATAGTCAAGTTAATGGTTGCAATCCCAAAAGACCACTCTTTACATTTGATACAGTTAGGCAGGAATTAACGCTGCCTTATGAACCGAGATAGGACTGAATGGTGTAAATGAAGTTGATTAAATACCTTGACTATCCCTTCTTCGGGGCGGACGGTGACATATATAGTTACGCAGGAAATGATGATTTTCAGCTATGTATATGAGAGTTCAATTCTCTCTCGCTCCACTACGTTACCATAGATAGGTAATGTTATTTCCATATAAATTCTTAATAACTCACTAAATTCAAAAGATTATGAGTAAGATCAATGTTGCCGCATGGCAAGAGAAAGAGGGTAATACACTCTCAGATGACAAGTTGATTCGTATCAACGACAACAAACCCGAATTTGGAAGCGTGATGGTATCGTCGCAGGTTCGTGAGTTCACTCCTGGTGGATTTACTAACAAGCGTACCAAAGTTGCTTTCATTACTGGTCGGATGGATGACCTGAAAGAGATGATCAAAGATCACAAATTGAAGAACGGCAGTGATTTCAATGCTATCTTCGGTGAGCACAAGATTGTCACAGTTGAGAAGCTGGAAACTCAGGTTGGACCGAAGGATGGATTCTCTGAGAAGATGAATCCAACCACAGGTGAAATTCTGACTCAGGATGGTGTAACCATCGTGCGTAGGTCATATCTGGTTGGAGAAACCAGTCCGATGGTTGACATTCTGCTCGAACATGATCGTGACGAAGTTGCTGCCGATCCTGCTGTAAAGGAGTTTGACGCTGCTATGCAGACGGGCAAGAAGTAGTAATTGTCAACAATTCTCAGTAATTTTGATAGGAGGCATCTCGCAAGAGGTGCTTCCTTTTCTGTTTTTTTTAATCATTAAATGGTCGTGTATTATGGAACAAGACAAGATCGTATGGGTCTATGACCTTGAGCAATTTGAAAACTTTCATTCAGCGACATTTGTAAACAGAGATAACAAGAAGGATCACAGAGTATTTTACATTCACGAGAGCAAAGATCAGCGACAAGATTTATATGATTTTCTACAGGATGAGGTATCAGGACTAATCGGATTCAATAATGTGAACTATGATTACCCATTACTACATTACTTCATTCATTTGATGGATGCTTACAATGGAACTGCAACACTACCAGTAGAAAGATTTCTCGAACAGATGTACTTTGAATCACAAAGAATCATTAAAGAAGAGTATTCAGCTATACCACATTGGAAAGTACACATACCACAACTTGACTTATTCAGGATACATCACTTTGATAATAAGAGCAAGAGAACTTCTCTGAAGGCTGTAGAAATAGCCATACAGTATCCCAATGTCCAAGATATGCCATTCGAGCATGACCATTGGGTAACAGAGGATGAGATTTTAGATATTCTCAACTACAATATGAACGATGTTCAAGCTACTCTCGCATTTTATTTGCTGAGTACAGACATGGTTGATCTAAGGAAATTACTATCGAAGACATATAACATAAATGTCAGGAACGCCAATGATCCCAAAATTGGACAAGAGATATTCGGTAGAGAGATTGCACGTAAGAAACAGGTGCATTACAATAGAATAAAGGATATGCGGACATATAGGCGTAGTATCGACCTCGGTAAGTGTCTGTTACCGTACATAGCCTTTAGCAACAAAGAATTTCAGGACTTACACAAGTTCTTCAAAGAGACTACGATTTATACCACCTATAAACCATTTGAAAAGAGTGTTATTTACAAAGGATTCAAGTATGATTATGGTGTTGGAGGTATTCACGGTTGTATTGACTCAGGAGTGTATGAGAGTACTGATACTCACATGATTCTTGACATAGATGTAGCAGCATATTACCCTGCTCTCGCAATACAGAATGGATTTTATCCTCAACACCTCGGACGAACGTTTGTCGAGGTGTATAAGGAGTTATTTGATACAAGGATGGAAGCCAAGCGGACAGGTAACAAACCCGTCAATTCAGGCTTAAAACTTGCGTTAAATGGAGTGTATGGTAAGAGCAACGACCAATACTCCTTGTTTTATGACCCCATGTACACTATGAGAGTGACTGTTAATGGTCAATTACTACTGACCATGTTAGCAGAATGGATGGTGGATGAAATTAAAGACATCACCATGATTCAGGCAAATACCGATGGTATCACAATTAAGATACCTCGTGATCAGTATGATGCTGTCATGGCTATTTGTAGAGATTGGGAGATTAAGACAGGAATGATACTTGAGTATGGAGAATATAAAAAGATGATAATCAGAGATGTAAATAACTATCTCGCACAAACTGTCGATGGATACGTTAAACCTAAAGGATGCTTTGAGATAATTCCCATGCAAAATGGAGCAGTTGCTTATAATAAGAACTGGTCAATGCGTGTGGTTCCCAAAGCTATCCACGCCTTCTATCTTGAAGGAATACCTATTGCAGATTTCATTCATAAACACGAGCAAATATATGACTTCGGAATTGGATTTAGAGCGAGAAAGAGTTGGGACATTATCTATACTCATATTGAAAATAACGTTAAAGTCCGAGACAAGCAACAGCGTACTCTTAGGTATTATGTTTCCACCACAGGTGGTTCAGTCACAAAACAAAACGAGGATGGTAGGGTTATCTCGCTGGAATCCGGAAGGGCTGTAACTATCTTTAACAGAGCATATCACATACCTTTTGAAGATTATAATATCGACTACTCGTATTACATCAAGGAAGCGAATAAGATCAAATATGCTGTCGATGACGGTCAAACAAAACTATTCTAATTATGAAAGAACTGATTATTACTTCCATCCTATTGGGTGGTATGTTAGGCTGGATTTTGCATTTATATGACAAGAAAACCAGAGCTAAAAAGAAACAAGAGATGTTCGATTACATTGAATTTGAGAGAGCACGAGCTGACAATCCTTTAATCAAACAGCTTCATATTGATCAAGCTAAAAGAGACAGGAGTCTGGAAGAATCAAGGCATATACTTGAGTTATCAGGAAAGTGTACTGATCTGGTAATCAAGTATGGTAAAGAGCTTCCAGATGAAGATTATGAGTTTATTATGCTCTACGAAGGGTTGACTGCTTTTCTCCCGATTGCTATTAAACCATTTCTTCAACCGTGGGACTATATTTATTGTCCGGGTTATAGAAAGATTTATAAATATCCACGAGAAGAACGATTAACTCCAAGAATATGAAAATGGAAGCTAAAGTGATTTACTCAGCAAGATGTTCAGCTTGTGATACACCTCTACCTAATTTAGACGTTAGAGAGTGTCACGAATGCAACTCGATCTTTATAAGAAATACTATTATTTTAAGAAACCCCTTTAGAAAGCGAAAAAATGAAAGAAAAATCAACTCAAAAGCAGATCAGGAAACTGACAAATCAACTCAACCGTTGTAGAGGCAATGGACGAATGGCATTTGAACTGAGTCAACGTATTGAAACTCTCGAAAACACGAAATAATGGATGTTAAAATCTTAAAGGAAACCGAAGATTCACTGTATGTTGAATGGACAGATGGTATGCTAGGTTTTGGTCAGCTTGTCGTCAAATACGATGATAAAGGTGGTTATATTATTGACGCTGAACATCTAGCATTAAGAACAGTGATTGAGATTATTCATGCAGTAGCAGAATTATGATCAAAGAAGAGAAACATCAGGATGGAACTTGGAATACCTCAAGGTATCACTACAAGGACAGATTGCTTCTCGTGAAATCCAGACGAAACCGAGGAATGAAATGTCACATATTTCATCCTAACTCTGACACTGAAATTGATTTTACAATGAGATGGAGATTCATAACAGTTAGCAAACTTTTAAATACAGTAAAAACCAAAATTGATAAACGTGGATAATAGAGAAAAATTACAACAAGCAGCAAACAACGCCTTTATCAAGGCAGGTGGTAAAGGAACCATCTGTCTTGAGACAGGCTCCGGAAAAAGTAAAGTAGCGATTGACTTCATTAAAGAAAATGATGATGTACGTGAAATTTTAATTACTTCTCCGAGGACAAACCTTAAGAAAAACTGGCACGATGAGCTGGTTAAGTGGGGTTTAGAGCCTTGGAGAGATGGTCTATGGTCATTTGGAACAAGGCAATTGCATATTGTAATTGAAAATGTCCAGACTGCATACAAATGGACAGACAGGAAGTTTGATCTCATTATTGGTGACGAGATTCACACAATGATGACAGCAGAATATTCCAAACTGTTTGAACGTACAAAATCAAAGTATTTAATGGGTCTTACTGCTACTCATGATATGACAGACGAGAACGACAAAGAGCTGTATTATAAGCAGTTTTGTCCTGTCATATTCGAGTACTACAACTCTGCTGAAGATGGACTAATTAACAAGACTCGATTCTTTATCGTGAACCATACCCTGAGTAATGATGACGAAGTCGTTATCACTCGGAAGGTGAAAGGTAAAGATGTCAAGGAAGTTATGGGTGAACTTGCGTATTATGAGTATATGACTGAGCGTATGAAATATGGTCAGCAACGCATGATGCAAGAGGGATCACAAGATTGGTTCGCTGATGCAAGAGAATGGTTTTGGAATGGTAAAGGGACACCTGCTCAGAAGGGTGCTTCTGCGATCTATTTGAACGCTATTAAAGCAAGAAAAACATTTCTGCTTAATGTGCCTTCAACTGCTCGTATAGCAGCTAAGATATCTGACGGTATCCGTAAAGCCATACCTGAATCCAAAGTACTTATATTCTCTGAACTTACAGCACAGGCAGATAAGATTTCTGCTGCTACAGTTCACTCACATCACGATAAGAAAGTCAATGCACAACATATTGCAGACTTTAATAATGGTGATTTGCGTCAACTTGGTAGCTGTAATTCGCTCACACTTGGGTTGAATCTTGTAGGTGCAACTCATGCAGTATTAGAGAGTTATATTGGCTCAGCCACTCAGAGTAAACAGAAGAAGGGAAGGCTGGACAGACTTGCGGCTGATGATCACGCTGATTTTTGGATACTCCGTGTACCCAATACTCAGAGTGATACTTGGTACAAGAAAATGACTAAGAAGTTTGATTTGAGTGAAGCTATGTATCTCTCAAGTGATTTTATTTTACGTGACGATTTCGATTATGAAAAATCTGAAATTAAAACAAAAGTCGCAAACACTAACCCTTAGTATAGACCCTGATGACAGGGTCACAACAGAACTCGCTGGTGGTTTAATTACCATCAGTGAGCTTCTACTGTTAGAAGAAGAAGATGTGCGACTTCAGTACAAACATCTTAATTTGAAATTATGATTGATCAGAGATACCTGACAATTTATAAGCAGTATCAACCAGCTATGACATTCAGAGAGTTCATACTGCTTATTCTTGTTTATGAGGAAAAGTACGATTTCTTAGTGATCGCTCATGGTGACAATTTCATAGAGTTTACTCACGCTATCAGACAGTTAGAGAGTAGTGGACTCATAAAGTGGCATGGTGAGAATCCTGAAGAAGTTATCCTGCGTAAGGCAGGAGAGGATTTATTTAAAAAACATGTTGGAAAGAAGAAAAAGATATTTACAGCAAAAGAAGTAGGACAATGGTTCCAGTCTTGGCGAGAGATATTCCCAGAGGGTGTTAACTCCGGTGGTTATCGTTATCGTGGTGATAAGGCTGAAGGACTCAAAAAAATGATTAAATTTGTCAACGACAATGACTATACAGTAGAACAGATATTCCAAGCTACAAGAGACCACGTAGAAAGATTTTCCTTTAAAGGTTACGCATATATGCAACAAGCACATTTCTTCATTTACAAGCAAGGTGTAGGATCGAATCTCGCAAATGAGTGCGAAAGTCTAAGTGAACGTAAACCTAAAAAGGAAGGAGAACAGTATGGCAGATCAGTCGTCTAGAATCCTACCAACCATATCCTTAGAAGACGCAGCTCGTAAAGAGTTACTCTACATGAAGGGTCGTATGGAAGGTAACATCAAATCCCTCAAGACACCGTGGAAGAAATTCAATAAAGCGGGTATGGATGGTCTTGAATGGGGATCAATCATAACGATTGCAGGTATGTCAGGGAGTGGTAAAACAGCAATTCTCAATGAGTTAGAAACAGGTTTGTTTGAACTCAACCCAAACGAGAATTTCGCAGTACTATCATTCAATTTTGAAATGGTCGCAAGAAGATTAGTAGGCAGAAAGATTTCCAAGAAATTAAAAAGAACCACAACGCAACTCTACAACGCAGATTTAGATACTCCAAGCGCAAATATGACAAAGGATGTTTATCAGAAAGCAGTAGATTATGCAAAAAGCATTAAGGACTTACCCTTGTGGTATGTTGACATTCCCGGTACAGTACAAGAGATATGTAATACTGTAGAGTATTTTGCTATGGGAATGGAAGAAAATGTCGATAAGGCAGTCCTTGTCACGCTTGACCATTCGATTTTGGTCAAGAAGTTTGGTGAACAGAACCAGTTACAAACTCTTTATGAGTTGGCTGCTATGTTCAATGGACTAAAGAAAAAAATCAAAGCATCGTTTGTTATTGTGAGTCAGTTAAATAGGGGCATTGAAAATGTAGATAGAATACAGAACAAGAACCTTCACTACCCACAAAAAAGCGATGTATTCGGGGCAGACGCATTGTACCAGTATAGTGACATATTTCTGGTTACTCACCGTCCTGAAATGTTGAATCTCAGAGCGTACGGACCTTCTGATCTTGAAGTTAAGGATGTAGTTTATTGGCATTTCCTAAAACTCAGAGAAGGAGAACCATTTATCGCTAAGATGAGAAACAACCTGAAATACAATCAAATCTTAGATTATGATTGATGTCAAACCAAGTAATTTTTAAAACATGAGCGAGATTATTGCGGTAGTCGGTCAAACCGGCACTGGTAAGTCAACTTCAATTAAGAATCTTAACCCTAAGGAGACTGTTATCATTGGTATCATTGAGAAACAGCTTCCTTTTCGGGGATGGAAGAAGGACTTCACCACTGGAATCCAGCAAGGCGGTAATTTATTGGTAAGTCATGATTCAGCTCAGATCGTAAAAGTTCTGAAGTATATTAGTGCAAGCAGACCTGAAATTAAGCAGATTGTTATTGATGATTTTCAGTACATTATGAGTACTGAGTTCATGAATAGAGCTGCTGAAACAGGATGGCAGAAGTTCACTGATATTGCGAAGCACGTTTGGGATGTAATAAGCACCGCAAAGAGTCTCAGAGAAGACCTTAAAGTGTTCATCCTAAGCCATGATGAGATTATTACCGAGAACTTTGCACCAAAGCGTAAGATTAAAACAATCGGAAAACTATTAGACGATAAAATTACACTCGAAGGATTATTTACCATAGTGCTTTTTACAGATGTTCAGAAAAATAAGGATAAAGAAGGATTAGAATATAGTTTTATTACTCAGAATGATGGTACGACCACAGCGAAATCACCAGATGGAATGTTCGAGACTCTCAATGTCCCAAACGACCTTGCTGCTTTAATCAGTAAGATCAATGCGTACTACGAGGGCGATTAACCTTATTTTCTAACAATGTAAATTTTAAATCAATGGGATTTAATTCAAATGCGTCAGATAAACCAGTTTTCAAAGAGATTAAACTCTATACAGGTTTACATAACCTGAAGGTCGTAGCTATCAATCCAACCAAATCTGAGTTGGAGAAGATGGGTTATAAACCTCAAAATGATCCGGTTTACCTCACTGAAGAGGAAAAAGTGACGAAGCTCAGATTGGATTTTCACCTGCTTGGTACTGCTCCTAACGGAGACAATATCATGACCAAGGTGGCTTTCTTTCTTGAGAATCAGCACAGAGTCAATAAAGACGGTACTAAGAGTGAGTTCATAAATGACTTTGGTCGGACTGCTTGGAGTATTGAAGGAGATATTGAGAACCCTCCTACAGGTCTGACATGGTTCAAGCATGAGACTGCTCGACGGTCTTATGTAGGTGAAGCTGATGTTCATCTGTTCCTCGTGAACTGGTTGAATATTGGACCAGAAGATGAAGCAAAGCTGGAAAAATACCTCTCTTTATTTGAGGAGGATTACAGTGAACTTCTTGGACTTCTCGGAGGAAACAGTGACAACGAGATTCGTGTCCTGTTGACCGTGAGGGACAGCAAATACCAAAGTGTCTATAACAGGTACTTTGATCGTGCTTCCAACAAGAGGACTAACTATTGGGACTCCCATATCAAGAGTCAAACTGCCAATGGTTATGCCTTGAAGGAAGATTACAGCAACTCCCTGCATTTTCAGGAGTGGGTTGAAGCACCAACCTCACCTGAGGCAGGAGCAGGAGCACCGAAGAAGGAAGACGACCCGTTTTAGTATAATTTGATATGGCATTTTCTACACCTGACAGTAAACTTACCAAGGAAAATATTCTCAAGAAACTTGATAGCTATCAGCTATTTAAGGCTTACTGCAAGAATTTTGTAGCTCTTGATAAGATGTTCAAAAGTGAGTTTCGTAAGGATAGTAAACCATCGTGCCATATCATCGTATGGGAAGGAGACCTTCTATATAAAGATTTTGGAGATAAAGGATACCGTATATTTGATTACATCGGACGTAAGCATGACACTGATTTTTTAGGAGCATTGAAAATTGTGAACAAAGACTTTAATTTGGGTCTTGGTTCTACCTCAATGAGTAGTCCCTCTCTGGTAACTCCGGAGAGGGCTACTTTTGATATAGATCAATTTGAACGTAAACCTACAATTATTGATGTCAAGAAACGTAGATGGACAAGTGCAGACAGAGCATATTGGGCACAGTATGAAATACCGCCAAAGCTCCTATTGTATCATAAAATCTACTCTATTGAAGCCTACATGATTGACAGTAAATTTCAGGATAATGTATCCTATCGTGTCAATCCCTACCAACTTGTCTATGTAATGGATTACTATTGGCACGATGGTATATTCCGAAGGAAGTTATACTTTCCTCAGAATACAGGTAGAAATAGATTCATATCCAATG